ATCAATGACAATTGGTTTGACTTCGACTTTGGAAGCAATCATCATCTTTTTATCGATGACAGAGCGTTCCTCTTGTAGGGTATTGCATTCAGTATCGAATGCTTCCAATTTTGATACATCTGATTCCGCTTCAACAAGTGAGCGAATCTCAGTTAAGCGTGCTTCAATTTCTTTACGTCTTTTTTCTAAGTTCATGTTTTTTCTCTCCTTTATAGTTTTAGTAATTTGTTTTGATACGGATCTTTTTTTTCATCACTTCAACATGCTGTTTCCGCTCTTCTAACTCCATAGCCTTTAGTTCTACATCCATAGACTCTAAAGAACGAGCATATATACTAGTTGAATCGTAAGCTGGTGTGTCTACCACTGAGACATCATAGAGCCTTCCGATTTTAGTGATGGTACGTTTAGGGATTTTGCCTTCTTTATTCCATGACTGTTCTTCAACAGTGAAAGCAAAACTCATCTTATCAAGTAGGCCACTACGGACCATCTTGTAGATGTCCTGGTTCGATTGGGTGTCGACTAATTCAGCTTGTACTTTTAGCCCAATGTTATCGACCGATAATGTCAGTGATTTATTCTTGGTTCGAGCGATGATAAGGAAAGAATCCATATGGTTGTATTTCATAGGGACATCTTTCATTTGGGTATTTTCAAGTGCTCGATGATCGATAGATTCAACGAAACCGTATTCTTCATTTCCGATGAGTGTTTCCTGGTTGAACACAATCGCATAGCCTTCTAAGGTCATCTTACCTTCTGCTTCTTCAAACTTAACATCTGCTAATCTAACTTCTTTAATCATTGGTTCTCACCTCGATTTTTGGTTTGGTCGGTTTTCCTTCTACAATGTATTCAAGTTCTGAATCCTTGTAGTGAAAACTAGTTATTTTATTCTCTTTGCAAAACTCATCAATAATTTGTGATTTTGCTTTCTGTGTTTCTAGAATCACTTTGAGTGCTTCTTTTGATATCGTTCCATTAACTGTTACCTTCATCTTTGTTCTCCTCACCAATTTGGTATTTATTTGCCTTATCCGCATCCACAAAGTTGAGCGATTGCAGTCGCTTGTTTCCACCCTCAATAGGTTCTAGTCCGAGCAAAGCTCTGGATTCATTTAAGGTCATGATCCCTAGGCTCATCAATTTTTCGATGGCACTCACTTTTGTATTCCAGCTTGCATACTGCAATCGTTCACTGTAGAAAATAATCTCTTCACCACGAGTTAACTCATTTTCGGTAAGCAATCCCAAAGAAAAAGCCTCTGATAGCTGTATGGCTAGAGGCTCAATGGTTGACTCATAAAACGAGTTGAAATCTTCTTCACTATATTTATTTGCGAAGATTGGCGCTGATACACCAAAATAATCTAGTATCTTAGACTGTAAGAATTCGAGTGTTTCTTTATCGATCAATTTAGGATCTACTGTTAAAGGTACATATTCCGACTTTAAATCAATGGGAATGATGGAGCTTCCTTTAGTACTAATTGAATCGTTAAGAGCTATATCAAAGAGCTCTCTTTGTTTCTTTTTATCAGCTTCTGAAAGCATCCCGTTCATCTTGATGATTCCTTTAATTTGCATCGATGATCTGACTGCGTTATCGATGCCTTGAAGCACATTCTCATTGATAGTGATTGTTTTAAGTATCGCTTCATGATCACCTGATGATCCGTTTCCACCAAAGATATCATTGGAAGCAAAGTACTTCCTCAAGTGGATTACATTCTCATAAGGCAGCATAAATTGTTGTCCATCCTCAAAGAAGAACTTCAAATAGTAACCATCCGCATTATCTACTATAGCTTCTACCAAAATCGGTCGGAGTGGATAGAGTGCTTTAAGCCCACCATTCAACGAATCAAACATTGGATACACGAACGCATTGTCATTCAGTAGCAATAACGTAATCACTTTATAGATAAAGTCATAAGGTGTCATGAGTGGGTTAGGCTTGTGTTTCAATAAAAAAGACAGTCGACCTTGTTTCTCGGTTACTGTCTTGTCTGCTTCAGTTTTGATGTATCTTGGTTTGAGTTTTGCACATTGGCTTGCAACCCTATCGATACATATCTTAACCACATCACTTTTGGATATGTTGTTACCAAAAGGTGTGAAGAATGTATTGTTTTGATTTAATAACTGGAAGGTGTTTGTTGAACCTTCTTTTTTCTTTCTAGTAAATATCCCCATCATCACATCTCCTTGGACATATTATGCTTTTTATTCTAGGTATATTCCATAATATTCTGCAATTTTTCTTAAATTCATGATAAATAATTGAAAATCAACTGTGTCGACATCTAGTTTTGCTAACTTAGTGATTTTATTAATATACTCAAGGTTTCCATCATATACTTTTACTATTTCATTATTAAGTGAATAAATTGAAGGGTATAGTTCCGAGAAGCATAGTATCAAGCCAACATGACGGACAAAATTATACAATACCTTTACTGCAGAACCTGGATAAGATTTTTTTAGATTTGATATGCTTACCGATAATGAATATTTACTATTTTCGAATATAGTGCCAATCATTGACAAACAATCAAGTTGTAAACTCACACTCCCATTTAATAGTTTCTGATTTTTTAGGAATTTAAAATAAGTTAAATATCCTATTTGTTTTGCTCTCATCTCAGAGTAAAAATATAGCGCAAGCCAATAATCATGATTGGTGATTGCTTCAACTTTCGAATGTGTGTATTTCTTTGAAAATGATAGATAGTCGACCAAATGAATCAGTTCATGTGAAATAGTTTCAACCATTTCATAGCTTTTTTGTAAATCTTTTCTAATCAAAATATAAAAATAACCGTTATCAGGTAATGGTATAACCATTGACCCCAAACTATCTACTTCATCCGAAACAACATCAGTTCTTAATTGTCTCTTACGAGATAAAACATCAACTACAAATTCAAATCTAATTAAGTTCTTAATCTCGTTAATACAATGAAACTGAATACTGATTTCATCAATAATTAAATTTGTTAATTCTATATGATCCATAAATATCACCTTCACTAAATTATAGCATATTTTCGTAATCAGTTTTATATCGATTTAAAACTGCATATGCGATAACAAGTGCAACAGTTCCATCAATTCGCTTGTATTTGGAGTTAAGTTTCGAAGGTTGAATATTTCCATTCAAGTCAACTTTGGCTTGGGTGTTAGACAAGCACCATTTCATGATCTGATTATTGTCGTAGTTGATCAACTTATTCTTTAAATCTGCTTCCAATTGTTTCATTGGTTCAGATAAAGAGTAGACACCTTGACGAACCTTCTCCATGTTAAATCCTAGCTCTTCCATTTCTTTAATCCAATATTGCGAATTCCAGGGATCGAATCCTACCCAAAGAGGTCTAATTTGGTGCTCATGAATCATCTTCATAAACCATTGAGTCACCAATGAGAAATCATTCTGGCTTCCATCGGTGAGTGTAATTAACCCTCGTTTAATCCAAATATCATATGGGACGTTATCCTCTTCTATGCGTTTCTTAACAACATCACTTGGCATAAAGAAATGTGCTAAAACATACTTCTTGTTGTCATCCTTTTTCTGAATGACTAGAACAGCTGCAGTTAAATCGGTAGTTGATGATAAATCTACTCCACCGATAGCATAAGAGTTCTTGAGTGTGTTTAACTCATACTTGGCTTCATTGTTCAAATCGTCAAATGACAACCATGCACCTTGATCGACTTGTTTGATATTGAAGTCTTTACATAACATCGTAACTCTTGTTGAATGATCATTCTTCGATTTATTCATGACATCTTCCAAATATGAAGTCAGTTTCACTACACCTATACTTGGATTTGATTTCTGCCAATTCCTAGAATCGTCATATATTTCCTGAGTATTGTCTTGGGTATATAACCAAGGAAGCACTCGCTCATCGCTTATTTCACCTTTTAGCATCTTCCTTGCATAATCTAATTTGTTATCAAGAAAGCCTCCTACTGTAGTCCCTTCGGTGGTGATAATGAATATTAATGGTTCTTTTTTAGTTGATTGGCTTTGCTTGATAGCATCATAGACTTTTGAATCCGTCATTTCATGGACTTCGTCAATACAACCAACCTCGATGTTATAACCGTCTTTGTTTCTACTCTGAGCAGACAATTTTTTGATTTTATTCTTTGTCCTTGGAGAATAAATAAAGAAAATATTTTTTTTACTACGCTTCTCATTGGACAGTGCAGGAGATTGCTCTCGCATGTTGTTGATTTCTTCGAAGAGAATATTGGCTTGTTCACTTGTATTGGAAGCACATACGATATCAACACCACCTTTTGATAAAAAGAACTCAGCAAGGTCAATACCAGCGATAAAGGTGGTCTTTCCATTCTTGCGAGCAATCAATAATATGACTTCATTAAACCTTCTTAGCCCTGTCTCAGCAATTTTAAATCCATAGGCAGTTTGAATAATTGCTTTTTCCCAAAGCTCTAATATAAATGGTTGACCATTAAAAGGTGATTTGGTATGCTTGCAAAATGTTTGAATGAAATCAATTCTTAAGTTTCCTGGCTTTTCATCAAAGATATATCTAGGGTTATCTATATCAACAATTAGTTTATCTATTTGCTTTTTAAGTTCCTCACCCACAAGAATATTACCGTTTTGT